GATAATGGCGCTACCCCAACGGATACGAGCCCCGCTCTTTGGCTGTATCAATGGTAAGTTTGCGGTTATTGTCTGCCCCTGGGCTGCGTTCTTCAGCCATTTGATTGCATCGTCGTATCGCTTTACCCTTAAATCAGGGATGTTACGTGGTGCAATGCGGCTATGTACAGTATAAAGGGCAATATCAATGCAGTAGTTCACCAGCTGCGGGTTGCGGTTGTCCCCGGCGGTCCACTTTGTCGTATCGGTGGGTAATGTGCCGGCAGTTACGCTGTAAGCTGTTCCGGTGCCCCAATTTTTAGACCCACTTATGCTGTCATCAGGCGCAACGTTGCCCTGTGGTAAATTAGCTGTATTACCGTACTGCAATTGTGTTTCGTGACTTAAAATAATCGTTGCGGCTTTGCAGGTGTAGGTTTTATCCTTCCACCAAACCTGATCACCAACTTTGTATATGGTTTCGTAATTAAATTCAGGGTAGGGGAGCGATACGTAAAACATTTGATACTGCGTACCGATTAAAGTCCACTCGGATGCATTAAACGCATGCGCTGCGTTACCGGCTATTGAAATGTAAACATTACCAGACTGTAAACAAAGCGCATTTGCTGCGTAAATTGTTGCGGAGCTGTACGCTGCTGCATCTAAGTAAACACGGTTATTTGCTTTGTAAGTTGTTGCCCGGCTGAATGGTACGGTGTCAGTAAATTCTCTTGAAACATCGTATTTCTGAATGAGGTAAGATATAACCTCTGTTTGGGCTGCGGATTGTACCTGATCGAGAACTGAATAGTCGTTCCCTATTATTGCAGACAGGTTATCTGTTTGGATCAATTTTTTAAAATCCGATAATATCAGATAAGCCATTGACTAAGATGTTTAGCCAAAGGTAAATAAATTATTTAGTATTGCAACAAGGTTGCAGATTATTTTTGAAACGTTGTTGCATTTTATCAATACGCATGCTTTGTTGTGTTTTTACCAAGTTGCACCTTTGGCACCACGCCGCCACGCTGGTAGTTGATATACTCGTTGGCAAAGGTGTTACAAAAGAAATACCGGGTTAAGTCCACAAAGTGACCGTAAGGCTGGTAAGTCTGCCCGGTGGCTTTGTCGGTAACTGTTGATTTATCAACCTTACCCTGCTTATCTTCTTTGGTGTTCTCGTAATCTGTTATCGCTGTTCTGCAGGACTTATCAACCCCGAACGACATGCCGGGAACCTCACCCTCTAAAACTGAATTTAAAAAGTCCTTAGACATACGGACGGACGGATTGGCCGTGGTTGTCCGGCGCTGCGGGTTGAATTCTTTTAATGCGGTAATGATAAGCCTAAACATATCGTCTCCTTTCTCGAGCTTAACGTCGTCTTTTTGACTGGTAGCATCCCCGCCAACAAATACCGCTTCTTTATGGCCCCAGGCCCTTAGTTTTCGGGTTATCTCTGCACATACCCAATTTACCTTATTATTTGGGCTTTTAGCTGCTATACAGTGAATCATTCGTGGGCTTTTCTGATTCCTGCCAACCTGGAATATACCGCAGGGGAAATAAGGTACAACGTTTTCATCAAAGTACAGGTAAATAGCCTGCTGCGGATCGTATGGGTAAATCCCGGTATGTTCTTCTGATCGCCAGCATTTAAGGAATTCACCACCGAACTGTGTTTTCCCCCATTCACCAAGTACGTTTACTTTGTAGCTGTTGTAGTTCTTTGTCCGCAGGGCTTCATATTCAGATATCAGGTTTTCGTCACGGTAGCCATAAGACCCGTCCGGGCTGCCGGTAATGAAATAGTTATCTTCAAAGGTTGTTTTTATTAAAATAACCTTACCACATGCAGAAATTCGGACAAACGAATTTTCACACGGTAATTTCCATTCTGTTTCTAACCACTCGTAAGTATCAACAAGTTCAGTTTTAACCCATGAATTTTCATCTACCGGATTCCATGCAGCGAATATCTTTTGGCCTGGTATGCCCCTTAATGATAATTGAAACTGTGTATACTCCCCTACTTCAAAATGGTTAAGCTCATCCAAAAACAGGTATTTATAACTTTCAACACCCTTGGCCTTTTCCTCGTCATCTAATCCCTTTAGTACGATTTCAGATGTTCCGCCGCCTTGGTTGGTGCACAGATACCGGCGGTCCTGTTTTTGAAACGCAGGATATAAAAACATGCCATCAATGGCCAGGTTAAATGATTTCTTTAAGGTTGTCGGGATAGTGACTGATTCCTTTCTAAATGCAATTGCGTTTGCCGCCTTTACATAGCATTCTTTGGATATTACCTGAGATATGCTGACTGTTTTAGCTGAAGATTTACCGCCGTAAATGAGAACCGTGCGGATAGTGTTGATCTTTATTATATCATTGAGGATAAAATATAAAGGGTTGAAGTACTTTTTTTTAAACTCAACATGTCCGTTCATCAGGTATATTTTTCGTCCTCTAATTGGCTACCCAGCTTAGTGGTAACCTCTGACTTAACCGGGGCATTGTATCCGTATATTTCCGTCAATTGCGCCAAGGCTTTTAATTTGTCCCAAACCTTAACTTTCTTTGTGTCACCAATTTGCACCTTACCGTCGGGTGTCATACCCCACAATTGATCCACCTCTACGGATGCCAGGCATGCCGCCACGTCGTCCGGGATATCCTTTATTTCAAGTAACCGGCTGTTTTCATCGAACACCTTGCGAATATCACTGAAGCCAATTTTTGCAAGCTCTGCCGCAATCTGTTCTTTAGTAACAATTGCCCGCTCCTTAATAGTTTCATTAAGTTCTTTTATGATGTTTTTAACATTAACGTAAGTTAACAAACGGGAGGCTGTCTGTGAGGCTGTTTTTTTGCTGTACCCGGCTTTTATGGCCGCCTCTGTGGCGTTTCCTTTATTGGCAAAGTAGGCGTAAGCAAATAACTTTTGCTGCTGCGTATTGCCGTCTGATTGCTTTGCCTTTGCCATATCTTCAATATACCCACAATGGAGTATTTTTATTTTACTGATAACTCCTTACTTTTATCTTTCACAAATGTAGTAAATTTTTTAGCAATGACTAAGATAGTTAGTTTTTCGCATATCATGCTCGTTTTTGTTTTCCTGTCATTAAAATCAATCGGGCAGTCCGAAATACCTTTTTACCAGGATAGCGGACATGCAAAGGGGTTCATTCTTTTAAACAAAGAAATGCCGTTTTCCTCTCAGCATGACCTGCAGAAAAATATTGATAGCTTTAACCAGGTTACGGGTAAGGTATGGCGTCTGCCGGATCATAACGAAATGAAGTTAATTTACAGCAAAACCTACGATAAGCGCCTTTTAAGGAGTTCGCTGTTCTACGACACATATTTCATCAGGGAAACGGTTAAAAGCGATCAGGGCGAATTTATGGGCTATTACGAATCATCTTTGACCGGCCCCATGTTTACTTACTCACCGCCAGCATTTGATTTTAACGGCAACCTGCGGCATAGGAAATACCTTTTAATCCGTCCGCTGTGATTACCTTTTACAGCATGTCAGAAATAGAGGACGGGGAAGATTTCTGGCAGCGGGTAAATAATATTGATGCCGTCCTTTCCTTATCACTGGCCAATGCCCTGAATGATAAGGTGAATATTGATGCATCCTGCAGCCTGCACACCGGCGCTACAAATGAGATCGGAATAATTTACACAGATAACAATATTGAGTTTATCGCAACTGTTTTTTGCTGCGAAGGATATAAAGAACAGGTTATGGCTGAAATTGAAAAGCTAAATCCTGGCTTAAAACGGTTTTTTGACTAACTACCAATTTGCACCCACATTGCAAAATTATTCCCCTGGTTGCCTACTGGTTAGGGGTGGGGCGTTTTTACCGCATCTTGCCAATTATTATATGCCTCACGTTGATCAGGTGTAATATCCGGGTCGCACGGGGATTTTGATATAAAGTTTTCGGCCTGAAAACACCTGTTATACCAATAGTCCTTTAATGCCGCTAATTCGTCAAGTTCTTTTTCAGCACCCTCTACAGGGGCAGGGGATTCGTCAAGCCATTCGTAATTAATTGATTCTGAAGTTACATTTCTTCCTTCTTTTTCATTAAAATCCGTGGTGTAAAAAAATAAAGTATTATCAAACCACGGAGCCAAAACTCCATACTTACCATCTGCTGACTTTGCAGCAACTTGTCTTTCAGGTTTTCTAAATGATCCGACAAAGGCTTAACCCATTTTCCGGGCAATTCTTTTTTACCACTGGCATAATTTGATAAACAGTTTTGGGGCATATTTAGAGTTAATTCAATAGGCTTTAATTTACCCCCCGCTTGTACTAACTGGTTTAGTCTTTCTATTACACTATTTTTATCCATAAAACTTATTTTATTAGTCAAAACTAACTCATTTAGTCTTTTCACCCAAACTATTCACCAGTATTTTACCCATAGAAAGAAGATAATCATGTAGCTTTTGTTTCTGAATTTCGGAGAATTTGGCGGCAGTATTAGGGTTTAATTTAAGGCAAATAGATGCCTTTTTTAAGCCTAAAACATCGGCTATTACCACCTGGCTGATGTGGAATTTTTTAACCATATCTAAGGTTACTTTCCATTGCTTGTCTGTCATTGTCTGATACTTTTTAGTGTAATTAAATTAATTCCCCCACAAGATAAACATAATACCCGAACTACCAAACTAAAGTTTAATAAATTTTAAGATTATCCGAACTTATCCGATTACACACGGCTACGAATTTTAAGCCCATTTAAAGCCCGATAATACCTGCCTGACATACAAACCCCAGCAATAAACCCCAAAACAAGCCCTATTGCAGCCGTATTGCCCACAGGCCACAGCCAAACCAAACAGCAATACCCACAAAAACAGATCAGCCCGAAACCAATTACCCATCCAGCGACCAATCAACCACAATCCACCATGCCAACAATAGCAAACCAACAACACAGCATCCAACCACCAACCGAACAGACAGCAGCCATCGAAGCATCGAACTTTGGCCGGTCCATGAATCCGGATTGCTTTTTTGAAATTAGCCAGCTTTTTGGAACGGTCCGATTTTAAAGTAAATACCCTGGCGAAAGTGCGGCCCCCTTAAAGCTAACGCTCAGTGGACAGGCGAACGGTCGCAAAAAAAAATAAAAAAATCCGGGGCAAAAACCCGGCAAAAAAAATTGGTGCCCTGGAATAAAAAGTATTGGTTGATGGTTTGAAGCCGTGATGTAAGTCTGTGATTGGGTTTAAAAATAATTGAGGTGAAATGTTTGGCAGTATCATTTAATTTACTACTTTTGTGGAAACATTACCACTTATGGCAAAGAAAACGGAATCGGTTAAAATTGATGTTGCGATAGTTGAAAAGGTTCGTAAATCAAAAGAGAAAACAGGCGTTCCTGTTGGAACTTTTTTTGAACAGGCGGCAGAAGAAAAACTTAAAAAGGCAGCAAAGAAATGACCGGCTATATTTATACTCTTTCTAAAAATGGCGCTGTTTTCTATGTGGGTCAAACATTAGCGCCGGAAGTTAGGCAAACAACGCATTTGTTGAATTACCGTGGCAATGGAATTTCTTTTGAGATTGTTGAGGAATTTAGCGCAGGTGAAGATGCTTATAAAAAAGAAATGTTTAACCTCGAAAGATACTGGATTGACCAGTTTAGGCAGTGGGGATTTTTGTTGATAAACCAGAGAGGCAATTTGTCTGTTTATGATGGCATTAAAAAAACAAAGCGCATCTGTTTTGTGTGTAATCAATTAATAGGGACACATGACAAATACTCCAATGTTGGAGCACAAAAAATACACAGGGATTGCAACCCGATGGAATCTTATTTTAAAGTAAGCAAAAAGTAGTTCTTTTTTAAATGCTGGGGTGGCGAAATTGGTAAACGCAGCGGTAAGCAATTATGTGGGTAAGATTGCAGCCGCTCCACAAGTGGTTTGTGGCCTCGAAATCATAAACCTATGCAGGTTCGATTCATGTCTCCAGCACTGCGGTGGTTCGAATCCACCTCGCTTGTCAAGACAATTGGTAGAATCCCACCTTATGAAAGTAGGGTGATGGGCATGACAGGGTGCCGGATAAAAACGGCACTCAATTTTTAAATTTATTATTCATCATACAACCGCAAAAACTATGATTAAGGACATTGGAAAGTGGCTGAAACAGTCACCCAAAAAATCAGAAATTGTCGAAATCCAAACCGGAAAAGTAAAAGACGGGAAATCCGAAACCGTTAAAATTATCCCACAAAAAATTATTGAATCCCTTCTGGATGAACTTACAGAACAAAACTGGAGTACAAGAAACTTTCAGTTTTCAAGATGTACGGAGCAATTAGAAAAGCCATCAATAGGAATGTCGGAGGTTGAAGAAAGAATGAATCCCGATATTGTTAAAGGGTTTAAATCGACCCGTGTTCGTACAATGTGTGATGCCTCACTGGAACTTGTGGTGACGTACAAAGTGGTTGTGCCGGTATCTCCTTACAAAAGACAACTTGGTGATGCTGCTTTAGAAGAAATTGAAATTACCCGCACACTGGTAGGCGCTGTTTCCTTTGATGTTTCCTTCTTTGGTAACGATCATATTGCCAACACTGCAAAGTCGCTGGCCATTGCGAATGCCAGCACCGAATTGGGTAACAGGTTTGGCAGGAATTTAAACCCAAAGGAAGCTGCCATGATGATTGTAGGAATGAAGCAGCCCATTATACCTCCAGTGGTTGATAAAGATCAACGGGATAAGATTGGTGAAACGCTTAATAAACTAAAAGGTGAGTTAACTAAAAAAATGAATGGATAATGGCAGTTACATGGATTCCAAATGACAAGAATTTTGACCAATGGTTGTTGAACCGTTTAAAAGCAATTGGTGCCAGTGAGGTAGGTGTAATTGTTTACGGCAACCAGTACTCCAGCAACTTAGAATTGTTCTATGAAAAAATTGGTACTCCGAGAAACAGGATTGAAAATATCCGAATGTTTTTAGGCAAGGAAACCGAAGATACCAGCCGGAAGTTACACGCATATTATGACGGAACAGAACAATCAGTGGTTGATAATATCCGTGCCGGTAAAAAGATAAAGGAAACAATTAATCTTGATGCTGCAGCCGTTAATGACCTATACCCACACTTAGCAGTTACGCCGGATTGCGAAATACAGCCATACGGAATTTATGAAGGCCGTGGCAAAGGTTCGCTGGAAATAAAAAATACAACATCATGGTATCTTAACAGTTTTGAAACAGGACTACCCACTGATAATGTGATGCAGCTTGTTACTCAAATGATGGTGGCAGAATATAATTACGGGGAGTTGTTTTATTTCATTGACAATTCAAAATTTCAATGCCATCCAATAGATCGGACAGAAACCGGAAACATGGAGGAACTTATTTTGATGCACACTATTCCTTTTTGGGAATCCGTTTTAAAGGCTCGTCCACTGTACAACCAACTGTACGAAGCCCAGCGAAATATGAATATGCGCATGGTTGGTGAACTTCAAAACGAAATAGCCCGGTTAGAACCACCAGCACAAAACACAACAGGCTACCTTAATTTCCTTTCAAAAAAATATACCGATAAAATGGCTGGCATGGGCATCATGGAAGGAACAGATGCACAGCTATCAATAGCCCGTAAACACAAACCTGAACGAAAGCTGTTTTTCCTTCATCATCCATTACGTTCATTTCATCAAGTACTTGAAATAATCTTTTGCTCATAATTTTTATTTTGTGTTGTTAAGAAATGTACGAGTTCCGGCTTTACTT